TGTTAAACACATCGATCATATACTCTTTTTCAGAGTGAACGGTAAAAACTCCATCAACGGGGTAGGGTTCCGCTAAAGATATACAGTTAAGTATTTCATCAGGACCATGTTTAAGTAGCATCTCATTGGCGTCCTTTACTTCATCAGGAAACTTCACTAAGAAGCACCTTTCTCTACCCAACCTTCTACTTAATTCTTCTAACAGAACCCTTCCGTTCACATCATTATCTGTGCATAAATATATTCTTTTTTTATTTTCAAAATACTCCCAACAATTATCTAAATAAGAAAACTTATTGTTAAAGTTTTTTGTGCCAGGATTGGGTGCTCCATCAGGAACGGACACACAATTTATTACACCCGCTACTTCCATAGCTAACTTATCCATTTCCCCTTCTACAATAAGAGCCTCGTCACAATCATTAATATCATCCAGGCCATAAAATATTTTTTCAGCATCCTTTACTTGTTTAAAGTTCTTTTCTCCATCCCTATACTTTACATTAATAAGCTCACCATCTCTATAATAATTAAAACATATTACCTGTCTTTCTTTTGATACTTGAGGCATATACTCTTTCTTTTGTGTGATCTTATTTCTTTTTATAACTTCTTGTGTTATACCTCTGGTGCTAAACCATTGTAAAGTTTCATCAGAAAGATCTGTAGTATTGCTTAATGTTGGTCTTGAGTATTTAATTTTTTCTTTTTTTGTATAAGTTTTATGAGTATTTAGTATTCCGCTATCTCCACAGTGGTGACAAACATAAGCACCAGTTTCACTATTTATAGCTAAACACTTCTCGTTTTTTTTCTTACGATCATGCGAACAGTTATAGCAAATCTGCCTTACCTCACTAGGAGCATTAGGTTTTAATTTTATTCTATCGTTGTTTAAACTCATTATCTAAATAGTTGATCTACATCAAAGTCTTGTTTGACCTTTTCTTTTGTTATTTCTTTTTCATCTCTCCAATATTCACCATTCAACCAAGTCAAAGGATTCTTTCTATACTTTATCTCTGGTGTCGATTTTACATAATCTATAGCTGAACTACAAATCTTACTCATGTTACTTAAGCTGTATCTCATAAACTTTTCTTTACACTTATGCATACCAATCTTTTTATTATAACTAACCCAAAAGTTTTCAAACAAAGTATTCTTTGCTATTATTTCTTCGTCAGTATCTTTTTTTACTTTTATTTTTTTGTAAAGATTTTTTGACTTGAAGTGAGTATCTAGGTTTATGTAAGTTTGCTCACAATCCTCTATGGAGTTGTATGTAACAACCACTGGCATATCGCTATACTTTGTGAGCACATGTATTGTTTTTTCTATCCTAGTAAAACTTATTATTGCGTTACTATCTAAAGAAACTGTTTCTTTTAATTTTAAATACATAGTTTTTAGTTTAAAAAAAGGGGGTTCTAATTGCACTTCGTGTTATCCCCCAGTGCAAACCTTTGAGAAAATAATATCTACTTACAAGGAGCACCCCCTTAATTATTGATTTAATTAAAATGGTAATGGTTCTTCAGCCTTTTCAGTTTTAGCTTCAGGCTTAAAGTCGTTGATCTTAATGTAGTGAGTCTTACCATACTCATTTACACCGTCTCTGTTAGAACACATAGTAAGGTTTACATATTTCTTACCATTGTATTCATAGACATGATCTTTGATCTTCATTAGATCAACACTAAAGTTAACAATAGATCCTCCATCGTTAAACTTTACTTCTTTACCGTTTCCACAGTATACAGTTTCATTTTTTGTTTCCATAATTAATTGTTTTTTTTGTTAAACATTCTTGTTAATTCATTAAGCTTTGTTTCAAATGATAAAAGACGGAGGTGAAACATCCTCATTGTCTCCTTTGAAACATCTAGCTCAACCGATTTATTATCGTGGTTTATCTCCACCATACACTCCATGATAGAGTGATATTTTTTACTGTAAGATCTACTAAATTTTAGATCCATTTCGTGCATTTTTAAAGCATGTATAACGGATGCGTGTGATTTATAACCAAGCCTTTCAGCTATCTCATCTAGTGATAAATCAAAGCAGGATCTCATTATACTGCAAACCATATTTCTTGCTTGAACGATCAGTCTTTTTCTACCAGATGTAACCATAAGTTCTTTGGGTGGCATCTTATAAACATCCCCAACAACAGTCACTAAACTGTTAAATTTCTCTACCAATATATCATCCTTTAATGTTAAATAACTTTCTAAAAGTTTCTTCATAATTTTCGGTTTTTAGTTTTTTCATTATTTGATTTGCATTCTTACATGGAAAAAGTTCAGGTGACTTTAAATACTTTCTTAATGTTGGTAAAGATAGTCCAGTTATTTTACTAATCTCTTTCCTAGTAACTTTGTTTTCTTTCATTGTTCTTGTTAGTGTATTCATAGTTTTTGTTTTAAATTATTTCTTGGTGAATATATTCGTAAGGATCTTGATCTTGGTTTATAAAAAACTTTTTATAAACTTGCAGTAAAAATTTATACTTATCCCTGCCCGTTTCTAATAACTCTGGCCCACATATATATATACCTAGATTATAAGGTGGTGTTTTTTCTATAACAACAAATATAAATCTTTCAGCACCAAAGCCATCAGAATAATATGCGGACTGACGATCATAGGAATACTTTTTTACAGAATACTTAAATCCATTTGGACTAGCATCCATGGTTGTTTTTATATCAACCAAAGTTTTACTTTTATCATTCCAATAATCCGCTTTACATTTACATAAAACATTTACATCATCATCCTTCCAAGCTTGAGGTAACTCTGATACTCCACCAGATAGTAGATCCATGCACTCATGAGAAGAAAACAATCTATTTCTCATTCCTATTAATGAATCAAAATCATCTTGAGTTAGTATAGTGTTACCAATATTATCTTCCATAAATTTAGATATGATTTCCTTACCCTCCTTAGTTCTTTTATTTACATTAGGTTCTACAACAACTTGCTTGTCAAATTTTTTAGGCTCTAACATACATAAATGAAAAGCTCTACCAAACTTTAAAGCTTTTGTCTCAGGCCTTAGGTCAGGATTATTACGATAATGATCATAATGAGCTGGACTTTTTGCAAGTAATCCTAATTGAGAATTAGTAATGTATTTAAAATCTCCGTAATAGTTTTCGTCTGAACGAAACTTTTCTATATCTTCTTTATACATATTACAGTTGTTCTTCTAAGGTTGATTTCTGTGCGTCAGTCATATCATATTTGTGCATATGCTCCTTTACAAGATCGGGGTGTCCGTCTGCAATAGATTTAAGCATAGCTTCAAATATTTTGGTAGTCATTTTTTTCTTACCCTTTGGTTTTGGTTTTATAGATTCTTGTGCTATAGCCATTTGAACTTCATTTGCAGAAGCTACAGATGAGTCAATACCTATACCAAAATTAGCTAAAGCTCTACCCCAAGCAGATGTTTCACAATTCTCCACATGACTTGTTTTATTAATATAGCTTGAGTTTTTTGTTTCGTGTGCATGTCCTGTAGCTACAATCCTACCACTAGGATCTAAAACATTTGCCACCATTACACACTGATCGCTTGTGCATTCTATAATTTGTGTTGTTAATGAATAATCTTTGTAGTTATTTCTAAAGTATTTCAGTCTTTCTGAAACCTCTACATAACTCTTTCCTTTGATGTTTATTGTTTTTAAGTTTGACATATTTTATTTATTTAAATTAAACTAATTTATAGCAATAATAATAATAATCTTTCACTTTCACAACAGTTTATGAAAGTTTTTTTTACTTTACCATCTATTGCTTTCTTTTTTTATCAGCAAAATACAGTTAGACATAGGTTTTTTATTCTCTATTTTTTTCAAATAAAGACTGATCCTATCCCTATCTAATCTTTGCACTTTCATATCTATCATTTCCCTGGCTTGTTTTAGTACCATGTAGTTTGTTTTACCGAACCCTTTTTTTCCTTTTAAATTATCTATTGTTTCTTGATCTTCTAAGGATCTTGTTAACAATCTTTTTAATTTTAATTCATTAAGGTAGTCTGAACAAACTGAACTTGATAAGTTTTTACTAGGACTAATTGCCTTTGTTAATTTTGAATTATCTATCTTTTTCTCCATTTTTTAATAAATTTATTTGTTCTTCATTTTTTAGTTGAGATATGTAATTATATGCTTGACTTTCTTTTTCAAAAAATTTGGTGTCAGGGTGTGATCTGTACATTTCTTCACTTACATTATCCCAAACATTCTCTTGTATATCGTATCTTTTTCCACTCTTTATTATAGTATAATAAGTTTCTCCTTCTTTAAATGGGTATTTTATATGATCGTGTATTTCTTGTAAAAAATATTTGAAAAGAAGATCTGCATCTGACTTTACTTCATCTTTATATACAAACCCTTGAAATTCATCTATAGTTTCTTTCCATATGGCCTCTTCTCCATATATTTCTTTTAGTTTATCGTTGGTTAGTTTTCTGGCTAGTGCTTTTGTTTTTATTTTCATTTTATTTAATTTTAATTAATTTATTTATTATATCTATGATCAGAAGAAATATACCTCTTGTGTATATTAACACAAATAATGATACATAAAATACTACGAAGTATATCCCTAGATCTCCTATTGTTTTCCAAAACTCTCCCATAATTAAGAGTCTTCACAGTTATCTGCATACTCACAACCCTCATTGTATAAGTTGGAGTCTACTTGATTTATATAATCTACAAAGTGATTATACCATTTTAGTTGTTGCGATAGTGATCGTGCTTGTTCTTGAACACTGATCAGTAATTCTGACATTTCTTTTTCCATTTTTTTTTATTTTTTATTTAATTGAACTCTTACATATTCTCCATTCTCATCTTCATCTATATCGGCTACATTATATTCATCTGTTTCTATAATATCATCAACAAGAATATCTCCAT